TAAAAACACCAGGGCCATTCTCAAACTATTACATGAAGAAATCCAAACCCCCATCGATCCCATCACCAACAGCAACAGCGAGGACGCGGCGTAATGGACGATATGGAACGGGAAATCATCGCCGAACTGGAGCATGAGCTCAGAGACCTGGAGCAACAGGTCGCTTCCGTGCGCCTGCGGATTGCGATGATTCTCAAGCCGGGTCCTCGTCCCAAAACGATTCTGTTCATCGATCCATACAATGCCAACTGTGATGAAACGTGAAAATATGGCTGAAGAAAGGCAGCCTTCCAACCCTGCTGTGGTTTAGGCGGGTTTGGTAAACCAGGTGAAGCCATGGAACTGCGTGTCCGGACCAAATGCGAGGTGTGCGGAGGCTCCGGAGTCGTGTATGCGCCCAAGTGCTCTGTCTGTGATGCTCACTATGATCCGGCGGACCTTGAGAATTCGGCGTTCTGGGGAAAGCCGCGCATGCCTTGCGGCCATCTGCGCTCATGCCTCATCGAGGAATGGGAATGTTACGAGTGCCAGGGCACAGGCGAGAAGGAATGGTGGATGGGATTCGATCAGATGGTGCTGGAGATCCTGAAGAGGCGGGAGGGCGAATGGCCCGATGCTTTTCGAACGGAGCTCGCGGCCAGGAAGGAAAAAGGAGGTGATGCACGTGGAAGTGAGGTGCCATTGCGGGAAACTCCTTGGCTACAAGGAGCCTCTTGATGACCGGAGAATATCAACGGGGATCTGCGCGGACTGTTTCGAGGCGGAGCGAAGAGACAATGCCAGGAGGCTTGCCCTGGTCAGGGCGGCGTTCGGAAGCATCCAGAACTTCAGGAACGGAGGCGGGAGGTCATGCTGTGGAAATGCAGAAGGTGTCAGAGCACGGACATCAGCGTAAGGAAGCTTTCGGTGGAATATCAGGGAAGCACGGAGAGGAGCCGGGGGATCGTCCGATGCAGGAGCTGCGGCAGGACTTACAGCGTCAGGAGAAGTGTCCACGCTGTGGATCTGATCTCCGGGGCAAGCGGTGCTCCCGTTGTGGGTTCTGCGACTGCTGCGGGTGAATAGAAAAACCCCTCTCCCGGTGGGTCAGACCGGAGAGAGGGGCCAAAAGAAAGGAGAACACAAGAATATTGATAACACAATCACGGGACACGCACAAGTGTCCAGAAAGGCAAATATGCTTAAGGCGTTAATTGTGAAGAGGGAAGATTTGGCGGCACAAATCGCTGCCATCCAAGCGACCATTCAACCTCAGATCGAGCCGCTACAGACACAGCTTGCGGAGCTGCAGGACAAAATTGAGAAGATTTCCACGCAAGCGGCCATTGAGGCATATCGTCAGGCGGGGAAGGATACCGGGACATGTGAGTTCATCCACGAAGATGTTCGGATCAAAAGCGTGGTCGATAAGAAAGTCGAGTGGGATCAAGCCAGGCTCTCACAGATCCGTGAACGCATCCGCGGAACCGGCGACGATCCTGGTCAGTACATTCAGGAAAAGCTCTCCGTCTCCGAGAAAGCCTTCACCGCCTGGCCGGAACAGATCAAGGCCGTTTTTCTGCCTGCTCGAACAGTTAAGCCGGGGAAGCCCAAGTTTGAATATCTGGTGCTGGATCCAGAAGACGCAATTCCGTTTTAGGAGGGGAAGGTGGCTTTTCGGATCATTACTGCAGATGAACGCATGGCCGCGCCCAAGTTCGTGAAAGGCGTGATCTTCGGGCCGCATGGGATTGGGAAGACATCACTTCTGAAGACTTTGGATCCTGCCAAGACCTTGTTCCTAAACCTCGAAGCCGGGGAAAAAGCCGTTGAGGATTGGCCGGGAGCATCCATTGAAATCAAGTCCTGGCGAGACGCTGTTGATATCGCGTGTCTTGCCGGCGGGCCGGATGAATCATTGCGTCAGCATGCCGATGGAACGTGGCCCGAGTATTCCCAGCCGCACTACGATTTTCTGACAAGTCAGCACGAGGGTCTGAAAGCTTACCTGGACCAGTTCGAAATTCATTTTTGGGACTCTATCTCGGTTGCTTCCCGCCTCTGCTGGAAGTGGGCGCTCGGACAACCCGGGAGCTTTTCGGAGAAGACCGGTAAGCAAGACACGAGGGGAACGTATCGCATCATCGGTCAGGATATCGTTTCCTGGTTGACTCGCGTTCAACACACGAAGGGAAAAAACATCTGGGTGGTAGGTGGGCTTGATGAAGTGAAGGACGAGTTCAGCCGACCGTTTTGGGCGCCACAAATCGAAGGCGGAAAAGCCGGGCGCGAGCTCCTGGGTATCTTTGATCAGGTAATTTCAATGGTCAACATGCCGACCGAGGACGGAAAGCTTTACCGCGCCTTTGTCTGCCACCAGGACAATCCCTGGAAGTATCCCGCAAAGGATCGCAGCGGGCGGCTTGAACTGCTCGAGCCTCCACATCTTGGAAAGCTCATGGTCAAACTCAATGGACCCAGGAAAGACCTGTACACCTATGAAATGCCGCAACCTGCGGCTGAAAGCGAGGCTGCATAATGTATGATTTCAACGACGCCGACCAACAGCGTGGTGGGGAGCTGATTCCCGACAAGACCATTGCCAAGCTCATGTTTTCTATTCGACCGGGCGGAGCAGGCCCTGGGGGATGGCTTACAGATTCGAGCACGAGCGATGCAGAATATATTTCCGGGGAATTCACGGTGCTGGAAGGACCGTTCGCCCGCCGCAAGCTCTGGCAAAACCTCGTCATTACGGGCGGGAAAACAAATGACAAAGGCCAGTCCATTGCCGGCGAGATTTCAAGAGCTACTTTAAGGGCGATCCTCGAGAGCTCCCGCAACATCAACCCCTCGGACATGAGCCCGGCCGCATGCGAAAAGCGAAGAGTCCAGTCCTTCGAAGAGTTCGACGGAATGGAATTTCTCGCTCGAATCGGGATTGAGAAGGGAAAGGACGGCTACGAGGACAAGAACAAGATTTCCGTTGTGATCACTCCTGACAAGAAGGAGTACGCACAATACTACTCCAGCACGCTTCCCGCCGGGGGGCAGCCGGCAACAGCCGGCACGCCGGCGTGGGCATCCAATCAGCAAAAGCAGACAACCCCACAACAGCAGGGAACAGCTACGCCCGCCTGGGCTTCGGGACCTCCTCCGGCAAGTGTTGAACCACAAAAGAAAGCCACTATTCCGAGCTGGGCGGCGTAGGCTCATGATTCTGCGTGACTATCAATCTCGACTTGTCTCCAGGGCCAAGAAAGCCCTGGAGACTGATGGAAATACCATCTGTGTGGCTCCCACGGGATCCGGGAAAACGATTTGTCTATCTGCTCTTGCCGGGGCCATGCAGCCGGCAAAAACCCTTATCCTCCAGCATCGAGAGGAACTGGTTAACCAGAACCTTTCAAAGTTTCAGAGGGTCAATCCGGGACTCCCTGTGTCGCTCTTTACGGCGAATGTGAAGTCCTGGCGTGGGAATGCGGTCTTTGGAATGGTTCAGACGCTTTGCAGGCCGAACAATTTGAAAACCATCCCTTCCCTCAATCTCATGATTGTCGACGAGGCCCATCACGTCGCAGCCGAGAGCTACAAGCGGATCATCGAGGCTGCCAAAGAAAAGAATCCAGATCTCATGCTTGCCGGGTTCACTGCAACTCCATCCAGGGGAGACGGTAAGGGACTCCGGGCAGCATTCAACAACGTCGCCGATCAAATAGGCATTCGGGAGCTCATCGACAAGGGTTTCCTCGTGCGTCCCAGGGCCTTCGTGGTGGACATCAACGGCGTGCGCGAGGGGCTTTCCAGGGTCCGGAAGCTCAAGGAAGACTTCGACATGCAACAGGTGTCCGAAGTCATGAACAAGGTCCCGATCAACGAAGAGGTAGTCCGGAAATGGAAGGAGATGGGAGAAAACCGGCGCACTATCGTCTTTTGCTCTACTGTGCAGCATGCGGTCGATGTTCGAGACGCCTTCATGGCCGAAGGTATATCCGCTGAGATCATCACCGGAGAGATGCCGGCACCGGAGCGCGCCGGCATCTACCGACGGATCAAGAGTGGTGAAACGAGGGTGTGCGTGAACGTGGCCGTGCTCACCGAGGGGTTTGACGAGCCGTCCGTTTCTTGTGTCGTTCTTCTTCGTCCCTGCTCTCAGAAGTCCACGATGATCCAGATGATCGGCCGAGCCCTTAGAATAGTTAACCCGGAAGAGTATCCGGGAATGGTGAAGAAGGATTGCCTTATCCTGGACTTCGGAACGTCCATTCTGACGCATGGCAATGTGGATGCGGAAGTCAACCTTGGTAATGGTGAAAAGACGAACGAAGGTGCATCCGATGGTCTTCCTGCAAGAAAGATCTGCCCAACCGGCGAAGATCCCACCGGCTATATCCTTCCAGACAGAAACGGTGCTTACGGTTGCGGGACGAAGGTCCCCGCCGGCGTGAAGATCTGCCCCTTATGTGGATTCATTTTCGATAAACCCGGGGAGGTTCAGGTAGAAGAAGTGGTTTTGACTGAGGTAGATCTCCTTGATGCCTCTCCATTTCGATGGGTGGATCTTTTTGGATCCGGCAAGGTCATGATTGCCAGCGGTTTCGAAGCTTGGGCCGGAATATTTAGCCCGGACAACGAGAACTGGCACGCACTCGGAAAGCTTTCCAGCACGAAAATGCTCTCGCGGTTATTCATCGGGGATCGCACACAGGCCCTGGCTGCGGCGGATGATTTCCTGCGCCAGAATGAGAGCTCGGATTCAGCCAAGAAATCCAAGCGATGGCTTCAGCATCCGGCCAGTGAAAAGCAGTCTGAGCTTCTCCGGCGATTCGGATATGACGTTGATCCTTTAGGCATGAGCTTCACCAAGTACACGGCATCGTCGCACCTGAACTTTCAATTCAATCGACGCTTAATCGAACATGCTCTTGGGGTGAGATGAAATGCTCGACTTCAAGCTCCTCGGAAAGAAACTGACTGCTGCCGGTCTTTGGGAAAAGCCTCTCCATCAATTCGAGAAGGGCGAAATCCTCGAGCTTGCAATGGCGATTCACTCTGCCCAGCTAAAACAAAATAAACAGTGCGGGACCTGCTGGTATCAATCCTGGAAGGGACTCAGGCCGTGTTGTTTGCATCCGGATCATCCGGTTTCGATTTCTGTCTTCATGTGGGGTGCGGCGGACTGTCCGAATTGGTCTGATTGGCTGGAGAAGGAATCCAAGTCGCACGAATTGAATCGGAAGCCCAGAGTGGACCAGGAACATGTGAAGTAGATGAACGGCCTCGATTTCAATCACCGATCTTCCAACGAGCGTATGAACTACCTGCTTGACCAGGCTATTATCCAAGAACAGGCGAAGCAGACTCCACGCTACTATCTCGGGGGGTCCCGCCTCGGTCATCCCTGTGAGCGTGCGTTGCAGTTCGACTTTTTCCATGCTCAGCCGGACGAAGGAAAAGGCTTTTCTGGGCAGACTCTTCGGATCTTTGCCGTCGGTCATGCGTTTGAAGATCTCGCTATCAAGTGGATTCGTTCGGCTGGATTCGATCTTAGAACCACCAAATCGGATGGCAGACAATTCGGATTCAGTACAGCCATGGGCCTTATTCGTGGGCACATCGACGGCGTGTTCTGTGGAGGACCTGATTGCATTTCCTACCCTGCCCTTTGGGAATGCAAAACGATGTCTGCCAAGCATTGGAAAGAGTGTGTCAAGAAAGGCGTTGCCAAGGCGAAGCCTGTCTATGCGGCTCAGATCGCTATCTACCAGGCTTACATGGACCTCACGGAGCATCCAGCCATTTTCACGAGTATCAACAAGGACACCCAGGAGCTCTGGTTTGAGGCGGTTCCGTTCAACAGTGAACTGGCACAGAAGATGTCGGATCGAGGAGTGAGGATAATCCAGGCATGCCAGGCGGGTGAGCTTTTGCCTCGCGCTTTCGGTTCGCAGGATCATTTCGAGTGCAAGTGGTGTCCTTATGCCATGCGGTGTTGGAGTTTGGCTGCATGACTGATCTCTTCGATTTCAACCGCGCGTCTTTTCAGGATTGTCCCGCCAGCCAACCATGCGGTGGAGACGATCGGGCGCGTGTCGACCGGGTGAAGGAGGCGATGAATGCTTCGGCAAAGCAAATTCTAGCCTACCTGTTCCCGGCCGGTGTGATTCGAGGGAATCAGTTCGTTGTAGGGGATACCTCGGGGACGCCCGGGGATTCCCTGAGCGTCGATCTTCGTCCGGAAAAGATCGGCGTCTGGTCGGATTTCGCCTCCGGAGAAAAAGGGGGTGATCTCCTGGCGCTCTGGATGGCAAGGAAAGGAAGCCCCTTTCCCCAAGCCATTCAAGAGATTGAGGAGTTTTTGAGCCTTTCGGCCCAGCCCTGGTGTCATCACGGTGAACACGCGGCTGGAGGAAACGGTAAGGGATGTCTCCCAGAGCCACAGCTCGAGAAGCCGAGGGACCTGGGAAAGCCCAAGGGCAGATGGATCTACAAGGACGTGATGGGCAATGTGATTGCCACTGTAACGCGGTATGAACCGGAGCCGGGCAAAAAGGAATTCAGGCCTTATGACGTAAGAACCAGGAAGAGCAAGCACCCTGAACCGAGGCCCCTATACAATATAGTGGGGTTATCCCAGAGTCAAAAGGCGGTTCTTGTTGAGGGTGAAAAGTGCGCGGAGGCGCTCTTGTCTCTTGGTATTTGCGCGACGACAGCAATGGGCGGGTCGAATGCCCCGGTGGGAAAAACGGATTGGAGCCCACTTAAGGGTAAAGACGTGTTGATTTGGCCGGATAACGATGATTCGGGCAACGAATACGCCAAAAGGGCCCAGGTGGCAATTGAGCAGGCGGGTGGCAAGGCTGTAATCCTCCAGGTTCCTGAGGATAAGCCGCCCAAGTGGGATGCAGCGGACGCGGTTGCGGAAGGATTTAACGTTCATGGCTTCTTGACTGCGGCAATACCTGCGCCACGGGTTTTCAGGGTGAATCTTTCGGAGTGGACCCTGCAGGCCTACGCCGGGGAAGTGCCCAAACGTCAATGGCTTGTGGATCACATCTTTCCGATGAGTGCGGCTTCGCTTATGGCAGCCATGGGTGGGTCCGGAAAGGGAATGCTCGGGCTTCATCTGGCATTGCAGGTAACGTGTCCTTTTAAGCCGGATTTGCTCAATCCTCATCCAAAAGCGTTTGGAAATGATGTACTGCAACATGGAACAGTGGTGATTTTTTCAGCCGAAGACGATCAGGCGGAGATTCATCGGCGCCTGGCTGGGATTGATCTGGATAACAGACGATTTAAGGCCGCGGACAAGTTGGTGATTGTGCCGTTGTCGAATGCTGGGGGACCCTCTCCTTTGGTCGTTCCAGGTCGAAATGGTCCACAGGTCACGGACTTTTACAAGGAGATCCGCGAGCAGCTCCTCGCTATCCAGGACCTCAAACTTGTTGTGTTTGACCCACTGGTGAACTTTGCCATGGTCGATATCAACAAAGATCCTGGAGCCGGGTCGTTTGTTAATGGACTGCTTTCAAGCCTGGCTTCGGAAACAGGGGCATGCGTGCTTGTGGCTCATCATCTGAATAAGCTCGGTGGTGACAAAGCCATCCACACACCTGAGCATGCGAGAGAGAAAATCAAGGGTACGACCACGGTGGTTGACGGAGTGCGGGCTGTCTATTGTCTCTGGGCCATGGAGTTTGAGAAGGCCCGGAGAATATGCAGGAAGCTCTCTGTCGAATGGCGGCGCAACAAGGTTTTTTGTGGGTCCGTAGTAAAGGCGAACGGCCCGGCGGATTACGAGGTGAAAACCTTTGTCCGCCAGGACAATGGTCTCCTGGTTGTGATGGATGATGTGCTGCGAAACGTAAAGACCACCAAGAAGGAGCTTCTTGATGCCTTGATAGATGATGTGCGTAGAGCGGCGCTTAATGGTCGTCCCTTTACCGTATATGGGATGGCTGGTCTCTATGAGCGTAAAGAGGAGCTTTCCTTCGAGTTGAAGGATCGAGGACGGAACTGGCTGGAAGACATGGCGAAGGTGCTGCTTGATAAAGCAAGAATCGTCAAGTGCGTTGCATCCGGTTCAAAAAATCCTAAATGGCTGGATGTTCCAGAGGGTCCATTTGCAGTCGGGATGGGTAAATTTGAACCAGGATTTGTGGATATTTCAGACGAATAAAACCGGGGACGGAAAACCGGGGACGGAATTTTGACAAATGACTCAAATTATTAAAACTATTAATGAATTTGATTTTTGCTTCCGGGGACGGAAAACCGGGGACGAGTCCGGGGTTGGCACTCGGGGACGGAGAGTGCTAATTTCTAAGTACTTGACATTCTTAATAAAAGACCCGGGGACGACTTTTCGGGGACGGAATTGTAAGTGCTTGAAATTATTCAATTCAGCGTCCCCGAAATCGTCCCCGGAAATCGGCTCACCGTTCTATGATTCTTTACAACTATTGGAAATTATTCAATTCAGCGTCCCCGTCCCCGACTATGCGTCCCCGGCACCTAAGTGTGCCAGAACATTACATAAAGTCGTCCCCGGTTTTTTACTCTCTCTAAAGAGAGAGTGTATGTAGGTAAACATACACTCTCGGTGGTGATAATGAAAGGCGCACACCAAAAATGACTCCGAAGCAAATTAAGAAATTGAGGTTGAGTGCTAACTTGTCGCAAATGGAAATGGCTGAAAAATTAGGAGTCAGTAAAGGAGCCATAGCTCACTGGGAAACAGGAAGATGTAAGCCCTTGCCATCCCATATCAAACTAATACAACTCGTAATTATTTCTATTCACAAGCAAAAAAATATCAAGTGGATCAAGCAAACTGCACCAATGAGCAAGATTGATAAAGAAGATATCCGTATTCGAGCAAGAATGGGCAGAATAGCCATTGCAGCAAAGAAGGCGAACTAAAAAGAGGACCCAAATGACCGAAATCAAATTCTTCGTCCCAGGACTCCCTCAACCTGGAGGGTCAAAACGCGGATTCACGAATCCCAAAACAGGCCGGGTCGTCGTGGTCGAGGACGCAAAGAAGAACAAACCATGGCGAGCGGACGTCAAGGGGTTTGCCCTGGATGCATATTCAGGCCCTCCACTGGCCTGTCCCCTTTTCCTGGAGGTGATGTTTTATCTGCCTCGGCCAAAGGGGCATTTCGGCTCCGGCAGGAACGCTGACAGGCTCAAGCCGAGCGCCCCGCCGTATCCGACCGTGAAACCGGACTGCACGAAACTCCTGCGAGCGCTGGAGGATGCGCTTACGGGGGTGCTGTACCAAGACGACGTATTGATCGTCTCTCAGGTCGTCGGGAAAAGATACGCAGAGGACGGGCGAATTGGGGCCAGTGTGACGTTGAGGAGAGCGATATGAAAAGACACACCCTTGAAACAGCAATCAGTGAGGCGAATCATGCATAAAGCCAAAGACATGCTTTCGCCATGTCAAGAACAATCCGATGACAAAATCACCCTCTCAATGACCCATGCCGGTCGATCCATTACGATCACCGAGCAAGTTCCGTTTGTCGTGCGTTACTCATGCGGAGCTATGGCAATCCACTCCGGGCTGCATGCAACAGTATCCAGGATGGCAACTCACTTGGCTGAGGCGATCTGGCGGGACCAACGTGAGATTAAAGCGGGTCCTTCCTGAATGATTGGTGCGCAAGGGTCAAACCAG